TTGATTTAATTGGCCTGCCCAGCACGATTCGAACGTGCGACCTACGGCTTAGAAGTATTAAATTCGAAATTATAAACTGTTATAAATCAAAGTCTTGCGCGCACAATACTGGTCATAAACACAGTTTTTCGCACACTATCGCACATATATAAAACGGTCATGTGGCTACATTTTGGCTACGGTTTGGTTCCTGCTTCACAACTCTATAAAGTATAGAGTTGTGAAGAGTTCATTGTCTCAGTTATCCTGAATTTCCGGAGCACTTCATCAAAAAAGTGTTTTAAAGTGTTTTGTTTGTAGTAAACTTTAATTGCGACTTCGGGCAGGCGCGTGATTATCATTGTCCCTTGATTAATCCCCTCCCGTTTGTCGCACCTCAGCCCATCCGCATCGCGTTAAGCTCAGGCGGGACACGTTTGAGATAGTCGCTGATATTATTGCCTTCGAGCCAGTCTAATCACTCATCGGCGTGCAAAATAATAGGCATCCGGTCGTGATATTCTTCCATTCCGTCGTTTGCGGCGGTTGTCAACATCGTGAAGCGTTGCTCATCACGAAAGACATTATAGAACCCGGCAATCCATGTAATTGGTTGAGCAGGTTCTGTGAACCGATAGCGAATTTTTTTCTTAGTGTCAGGATCTGTTTTCCATTCGTAGAAACCTGTTGTCGGAATGACTACTCGATGATTTAGTAGCGCTTTCCTGAACATTGATTTGTCTAGCGCGGTTTCTGACCGTGCATTGAAGATCACACCCGTTCGTCCGAACTGGGGAAAACCCTAGATCATTGAGTCCGTTTTTATCTGGCCTTCTTGCTCAATGAGAACCAACGCTGAATTAGTCGGAAAGACCTCACCAGTTTTGAAATTGCCGCCGAACCCTTTTGTTATCCACCGGACTTCAGGCAAACCAGCATCAAGATCGAATCGTCCGCACATTTTGACCTCCTTTCTGACTTTGAAAAGAGAAGCCGGAACAAGTTCAAACAAACCTGCGCAAACATGCGGTAACAACACCCCAAACGGTCACTTCCAGACCATCCGGTAACTCAACTGGCACGCCGTTCCCTTGCAAAATCTGAACCAAGCCACTGCGCTTATAGAGACGTCTGATGCAGAACTCGCCATCGATTACAACCAAAATAACATGGTCGTGTTTTGACGGTATGGACTTGTCTACGACAACAATATCATCTTTGAAAATACCGACTTCATTCATCGTGTCATTAGCTACTCTGAATAAAAAACAGGAATTTGTCTTGATGTTCAGAATCTCGTTAAGATCAATCGTTGAGTTTGCGGAATCGGTGTGGGGAACAGGAAAAGCAGAAGTCATAGTAAAGCTCAATATACTGTAAATATATCCAGTATATTGAAGATGGTTCAGGGCTTGCAAGCTGAGCTATTCAACGAAAGATCGGAGTGTAAAAACTTTGGCTCTTCCCTTTTCTCCCTGCTCTATCGGAAATCTCTATACTATTTTATACTTGATAATCACAGCCATGTCATTTTACTAATTCCCCGTTAACCAAATGAAATACTTTCAGGATTTTATTGCTAATGAAAAGCTGATATTTCTCCTCCGCGAAATCGAAAATTTTCTGGGATACAAAATAAAAGCTGAGATCATGCCACCTGAAGATCGCGTGTACGTCCGAATGGCTGTAAGCAAACGCGATGAATGGACTCTTCTTTACATCCCCGAACTTCCACAAGGAGAAGCAACATTCTGCCATGAACTCATGCATTTAGTGCTATGGATTGAGGGTTATCCAGCATTCACATTTGAAGAAAATTGGACTTATCTTAATTTACAAAGAGCGGTAATTTATATGCTATCTAATCTTGTATTGCATATAAATGTCTGGAATATGACTTATCAATACGGTTTTGATGAAAAGGCAGAGTACAAGATCACGGATTTAATAAAGAGCGTTCTAGAAGATTCACCTCCGGCATGGATAGATCCTGGCATATTATTAGCTGTCAGCAGTTCTTATTTAACTCAAGGACTTCTTATGCCTGCTCGTCCAGAGGAAAAACAAGAACTTCGCGGTATTGCAGCAAAAAAAATTCCTAATTCTCTCAAGTTTGCAGATTCAATGATCTCAACTCTACATAAGTTTTTTCCACTTACGCCAGAATCAACGATTAAGGCCTTGCAAGCGTTGTTTGATATAATTAATGTTCCCAAAGGAATTATCAACCCAATATTTTCTGAACGGATTGCTCCTGATTTTAGAGCAAGATTTAAAATATAATTTTTTTGTTCTATCCCAATAAAATCCAGTTTTTCCCATCATAGCTTTTTCCCATACCACATTCGATATCATCTACATAGCTGCCATAAATAGATTGGTTGCGTTGTTCGATAAAAGCGAAAGGCATGTCAGTGGTGTGTGAAGCCCCTACTATCGTCTGCCCCCCTGTAATATCGGGTTCAAGCGCCATCAGTGCGGTTTTCTCTGGTAATTTCGTCATGTCTTTTTTCCATAAAAAAAGACCTCTCTTCAAATGAAGGAGGTCTGTATATGTTTCAATTTTTGGGCGCAATATGAGTGCCACAGGAAAAATATACATCATAAAAATACTTCGGTCAGCTTGTGCGGAAATTACATTCTGGGAGAAGCTGAAATCAAATATAAATTTTAATTTTATCCCGGCCATCCATCCCTCAATTTTCGCCGATCATTATCGAGCCTGTCAGCCGTTTCTGCCATGTCTCATTTACTATCCGGACTTGCCCTGCCTGTTGCAATGCCACGAACGAAATCATAGCCGGATGTTGGATTGACCTCGTCATTTGCGACATCATGGGCATATCGCAGACTTGCCACAGGGCGCGCCGGAATAACCGGTAATCCCGGAACAACACGCTCAAAATCGGACATATATTTCATGAATTTTGGCACGTCAAGCTCACCGTTCCACGCATCAGGGAAAATCTTGAATGCCTTGAAAAAATCTTCAACCAGTTTGATTGCGGGAGGATAAAACACACGTCCAGACGAGAAGCTTTTCCCTCTATGATAATCCGTCGCAACATTGATCGCCTGTCCACCCCATCCGCCCATCGATAGCCCATAATTCAGCGATCCCCAGCCAAACACATCCATCAGCCAGCTACCGAATGTATCGTCATCGTCGCTTCCTGCTGCGACTTTCCGAAGTGCTGCTCCGATCCATGCCGGCAATAATACCGTTTGCAGCAACAGAATAGCTGCCGCCGCCTTTTTGTTGGCAATATCGCTTCTCTGGATTTTGCTATATTCCGCCGCGACCAGATTGGCACGCTGTACAAAGTATCCAGTAAACTGGGTAAACATCCTTTTCAATGGCGCCCCGCCTTCAAAATTCGATACATCCTCCGCCGCATTTGCGCCAAACACCTGTCGCACCACGCTATCGGCCTGTGCAACCGCTTCACTGTGAGACAATCCGGCTTCTGTCGACTGATTGTAAGCTGCCACCCATGTCAGTGGTCCGCAGAAATTATCGACAGAGGCTTGCAGGAAATAGGCGTTATCGATCAGCCAGCGATCCAGCTTCTTGAGTTTGCCTGGGTGTAATGCCTGTTCAAACCGGCCATTGGCTGCCATGATTTCAGCATTCATCCGACCTCTCATATAAGGCGACGCATCAATGACGGCTTGAACCATTCCAGCACGATCAGACACTATTGTTTTGAAAGCATCTGTCAGATAACGCGATTTGACCTTCGAATAAGCGGCTGTCATGTCGAATACCTGTTCAACGGCATTAACGATATTTCCGAACATGATCGAGACACCGGCTCTGGTACGAAGCGTTCTGACATAACGATCATACGGTGTCGGTTGTTTGCCGGTTGCCTCCAGATTTTGCGTAATTGCACGTGATAGCCATGGTTTGATAACCTTGCCATAGAACTCTGGATCATAGTCGCGCAAGGCATCACGGATGTTCTGTTTGTTCAGCAGGCTGGAAACATCTTTATTGACGGGTGCCATATACGAGAAAAGAATCTGGCGGTTGATATGGGTTCTCAACGCCCCCAAATCCAGCAACAACGGACCATGACTGCCTTCGACACGACTGTTTCCCCATCCTGCCGCCAGTTTCGGAAGAGCCGATCCCATTTCGTTAATGAGATCACGTGTCGGATCAAGCTGTTTTTCTCCGGCTTTCGATTCCCTGTTGTCGTAAATGGCCGGGATATAACCGCCGTTATAGCGTTTCCCGAACTCAAAAAACGGTGTAGCCGTGATTTCATCAAAATACCGGCCAAACACTTCCTTGTATGCCTGCTGCGATTTTGGCTTCAGTTCCTCGAATACATCCCAGATTTGCTGCACACGATCAAAGTCCTGTTCAGTAATCCGTCCTTCCGCAATCATGCGGAACATGAAGGCATTCCACCGCTGGGTATCAACCTGTCCGTTCTGGATGGTTCCCCAGCCGCGCCCGACGATCAGTCTTTGCAGGTTCGACATATTACCGGTATGCAGCATGGCATGGATCAGTTCAGCTTTGCCGTATCCGGTATCCTTTCCGAAGGTATATCCCAGTTCAGGCGCGTCGATGGTTTCTTTTGTGAATCCGAACCCGTCAAAAATATCCGAGAGTTTTTTGGTATATTCCGCCTGCGCCAAACGAGTCTGATTGGCTGCCTGTTTGACCGGATTGAAAAGGTAGCGCATCATGGGGCCGATTTCTTCACCTGCAAACGCACCGTCCACCATGTCACAGAAAGATTCCATACGGGTGTGATAAAGCACCAGACTGCCAATGACTTTCATCAGAGTATTTCTTGCTGAATCGTTTCTTGACTGGCTGCGGCGTGTTCTTCCGAACTCCCGCAGTTTGCCAGATACTTCTTCGGCCGCCTTGTCGATTTCGACACGCTTGCCATTGATCACCATAACCTTGTCACGCCGTGCCTGATCCCAGTTCGCACGGATATCTTCCAGCACATTCAGTGCGGTTTCCGTGTTCAATTCTTTCAACGGGCCCGGTACCGCATATTGGAAATCATCATTTATGCCCCTGTTCTTTTCTTCTGTCTTGATACGACCAAGATAGACTTCCGGATTTTTCCCGATCCCGATCAAAGCAGCAATGTATTTTGCTTTGTTAATTCCCAGAGAATCTCTTGTTTTCAGGGTATCCTTGACCGGTTTTCTGGCAATCGCTTTGGCTTGCAAGGTGCGTTTGTTGAGTTCTTTCTGTACTCGTGTCGCTTCCTTGTACAGCAGATTGTTCATGATTTCCGCCTGTTTCTGACGGGCAGCTGCGACATAGTCCGGACTGATCTTGTCCAATGCCTTCCGCGCCTTTCTGGATGCGGCCTGCATGGCACGAAGATAAAGCGCAGGTTTGATGTCCTTAACCTTCTTTCCGGCAATGATAGATACCGCGACCACTTTCATGGCATCCATCTGGGCAGCGATATCTTCTTCGATACGTTTGGCCTCCTTGCGCTGTTCGATACGGCTTCTCTTTTCAGATGCCTTGGCGGCCTTGCCTGCTTTCTTCAGTCGATTCAGGATCGTCAGTTCCTTTTTCAGACGCTCTGCCATATATTCGTTATGCAAGGCATTTTCTGCCTCATCTGCCACGGTATCGCTGTTCAGGATATCGCCTTCACGATCCCTGATATTTTGGCGCGCCTTGTCATCAATATACTGTTCACGGTTTGGCAATTGGGCGATGGCCCGGATCAAGGCATCTCCGGAACTGAAATCAAGGCTTTCAGCAAGGTCTTCCAGTGAAACCTGTCCGTCTTTGCTGTATATCCGGTTTCCGTTATGTTTTGGCAGTTTCGACAGGAATGCCTTTCCATAGACGCGCCGCAATTCGGCTTCATTGAGTGAGAAACGACCATCGGCTGTCAAGTCATTGAAGGCTGTCACAACCGGATCGCGGTCATATTCCTTGGCGACCCGTTTCTTTTCCGCTTCCAGTTCTTCCTTGTATTCTTTGGTCTTTTCCCGTAATTTGGCCTTCATGACTTTCTGGCGGAATATATCCTGTGCCTTGACCAGTTCGTTGTCACTGATTCTCCGGTAGGCGTCGAATTCATCCTGTGAAACACCCATTATTTCCGCCGTAGCGAAAAGCGGCAGTAATTCATCGGATTCCCGCATGATGGCGATTTCGTTATCTGTTGCCATCATCCTGTCGAAGACCTCACGGATATCCTTGTTCAGTTTGACGTCAAGAGCTGTCAGTGTTTTGTATATGTTATAAAGCCATGTCTTGAACCGGCTGAATATACTTTGCAATTCCGGAGACGGTGCCTTGCCTTCCATGAGATACGCTTCAAACGACCGCGCAAATTTCTCATGCTGTTCACGGGTAATCGGTTTGCCATCTTCTGCACCCAGATATTTCCGGATGGTTGCGTATTCGTTTCTGATATACGCGCTGGCATTCGGATCAGACGCAAGATCGCCATACACTTCCAGCATGAAATGCGCCGATTCATGAACGAATGTCGAGTAATTGGCATACTTGAACAGATCGATCCGCATGGTGCGACCCAGGTTGATAATCGTCGCACCACGAACCTTGCCTTCTTTACCACTCTTGAAACTCTGGTACAGGAATATCTGGTCTTCTCTTGATACGTCTTCTGTTTCGGATGCAAGCGATTCCCTGCGCTGTTCCGGTGTCATCGCAAGGCGTGACTGGACATTGCGCGCCTCGGTTTCGCCGGCGAGTTTCTGATACTGTCTGAACTTATACTTTGCCAGTTCGGCGTTTGATCTGTTTATATCAAGCCAAATGGACGGATCGTCTCCGAAATTTTTTTCATATTCGTCTCGTGCTTTTTTGAATTCTTTATATTCCCGGGTTTCCTTGTATATGTCACTCGGATCGGTCACTTCAGGAAATTCTTTTTCGAGCGCGCTCCATTCTTCTTCCGTTTCGGCTTTATTGAAAAGTTCTCTTATCGATTGAGCCTTTTTGTATTCCGGACTGTTTTCCACCTTGTCCCAAAGCATCGAAAGAGCTATCGCCGCTCTTTCTCGGGGAGAGCGTATTTTTCGTATGAAATCGCTTTCAAAGGCTGATCGTCCCCCTCCTTTTGCAAATCCTTCGATACGCTGCACTACGTGCTGGATTTCGTGCATTAAAACGGTGCGTTTATCTCTGGATCGTTCACTGATCACGATAATATTGTCGTTATGACTGTACCCGCCAAGATTCCCATCCCCGAGTTTGTCTGTCACCATCACCCTGACGTTTTTCAGGTCTGGATAGGCATCAAACAATTCCGGGTAGTCCAGCACTTCAGACAGTATTGCATTTTCTTTGGGAGAAAAAGTAGAGCGACTATCATCAATCTCGTACCGCCATTTCCCGTCTGCACCTCTTTCCCATCCTGTTGCCAGTTTAATAGCCTTGGCGTCTTTCCCTGCCGTTTCCATGTCACGTGCGACCGACAGATTATCCATGCGGATTGTGGCTTCCTGTGCCCTGTCCAGTCTGGATGCACCTCTTTCACCAATAAACTGATAGAGGATATGCGGATTTTCCGAAAAAGTGCCGATGTTGCCGATGGCTGACTTGATCTGGTTCGGTGTGAAAGCGACGATTGTGTCTCCAGTCTCTTGTAAATCACCATCACCAAAAGGCCCCTCGTCGGCTACATGATGAAATATGACTCCGTCATGCTTTCCTTCTTTCCTGACCTTTCTGGAAATATTGTCTAAATCGGTTTCTTCCTCTCCATCATAGAGGCTGCTCCAGCTTGCCGCTTCTGCGTCGAATCTGAAGGGATTCCTGATGTTCAGAAATGCCTGATAGATTTCTGGAGACATATTCAGTGAAGTTAATTCATTTTTAATCGCACTGACGGCCTCTTCCTCACTGAAGTAAGACTCTTCTGTATCTCTGTTCCGGTAAACGACCGTTGCGGTTTCGCCTGATTCCTTGTCCGCATCACTCTCCGCCTCTTCCAGGCTGCCATAACCGTCATAAACAATTTCCCCGTCTTCATCAATCACCGCATAATCACGCGATAATTGAGGAAAATCATCCGCTTTTTCTCCAACGCCGCCTGAATAGGTCTTGGACACATATTTGCTTGTCGTGAAAAAAGCACCTGTTCCGCTTGTTTTGTCACGTCCGTCCGTCAGGAAAACATTAAACCCTCCATCTACTGTCCCGTGATACACCACCATCGGTTCACCATTCTCATCAACAACTTTCGATACCGATTCATTGTCAGTGGAATAGATATCCTGTAAAATGGATTTGTAAAGGTCAGTATTTCGCAAACTTTCCCGAACTGGGTTGTTCAGTCTCCGGTTGGTTTCGGAACTGGCCTTTTGTTTTATGTCGTCCTCAACAAACACATCATGAACATAGAGCTGGTTGTTTCGTCCTTCTGATTTTCTTACACGCAAAAATACCAGCTTCGTCTTTCCAGCATGTTCAATCCGCGTAGCAAAATAATGGTTCAGGATAGCTTTTCCACCAAAGTCGTTTAACGTGTCCAGATATTCCGCCTGTTCCAGTATTTCCCTAAGATAAGGAATGACATCCAGCTTGGCTGCATTCCGGCTATGACCGATACTTTCACGAATACCGTTTTTCGTCACAAAAACTTCGCCGATATTCTTTTTGACGCTAAACGGTTCTTTCAATAACGCTGCCGCTTCGGACTTTTTGATCTTGGCTGTTTCTTCTGTAAATTCTGACTGGACCAGTATCGGTTCCTGTCCTTCCAGCCGTTCACGGATTCCCGCCTTTTCCCAGTCCCCGAACCACCGTTTGAAGTTCGGTGTACGAACCTGCACCCACTGACGCTCGGTCAGTTTCGTCGGTTCCCCATTCGGTGCCTTCATCCACAACGGGGTTTCCTTGTATTTCTTTTCTATTTCGTCGTATTGTCTATTGGCTTCGGCTCGCTCTTCTGCTGTGGGTTCTTCTGATTCTGTGAAACCCCGTTGTTCGTACCGTTCAGTTTCGGACGTTTCAGGTTCTTCTCGGGTATTTTCTCCATTTTGTGCCTCATAATATTTTGATAATGCTTCCCGGACAGCGGCATTGTCCGTGTCGGTAGTAATGTCGATTCCGGCTGCTTTCAGGTCATTGGCCAAGTCATTCAATGTCTGTGCTTCGGACAACAATTCACCGTTGATCTGCGTATTCGAGTATCGTTTCTCTCCTGTGGTGTATTCATCGACCAGTGCATCCAGCAAAGCGTTGTCGCCCTGTGTTTGTTCATTACCGATTCCGAAGTCCAGTACTTCCTGCAGCGCAGCGAATTCATCGGCTCCCATGCCCTTTTCGTTCAGGATGGATCGAGGCAACTGTTTGTTTTTGACCAGATCGCGTGTTATGTCGTCCGGACGCAACCCACCTTTTTCCCGGATGTATTCCATCAGGGATTGTCCATACACATCGCGCTCTTTCGGCAATTCGTTCCGACGAAGTTTTTCAAGTTGCGAGTCGATGTACGGATCAATGTTCCTTCGGGTATTGACAGTGGTCGGGGTGGCATTGGCATTTACCGTCAATCCATATCGGGCAAACCAATCTCGGATTTTTCCGGCTATTTCATCCGATGACAGTTCTTTTCCTTCTTCTCTCGCACGTTCAACGATATCCTTGTGAACCGGATTGACGAAAGCTCTGGCTGCGATGGTTGCCTGTGTTCTGGCAGTCTTTTTGTCATACCTGCTTTCAAGCTGTACTGCCATTTCATCTGTCAACTCGGACAATATGTCATTGACTGCGCGGGCATTTTCGCTTTCTTTCCCAATTTTTTCCAACAGCTCTTCGGTTTCCCGGACCTGTTCTTCCAGCCGCTGCAAATAGGTTTCGCGTTCGTTGGCAGTCATGCCTTTTTCAGATAACTTGGTATCACGCACGAAATAGGGTGCATGATCTGACGCAGAAAAACCGGACTGATATTCCGGAAACGGAATCGTCAGGTCTGTTCCGGTTGTGACCGCTTCATCATAATTGGTCACGCCATAACGTTCGGCCTGTTCTTTCGGATCAAGTCCCTGTTTCTGGAAATAGGTCTGCCATGCTTCCGTATTGACATATGCGTTTTCAAGTGGTGTGCCTTCCGTCTGTGTCCTGACAAGTGTTTCGTATACGTCCTTCGCCCTGCCTCTTACCTTGGATGCTTTCGCACTGTCATTGAGCGCGGCAATACCTTTTTCTGTCGCCCGTGATGTCCTGATCTGGCTGATTCTTGCCGCACCGGAAAAACCGAGCGACATAGGAAGGGTGGCAATTATGGTTTCCAGTTCGTTTGTCGGTAACTCAGAAAACCATTCTAGGATGACATCGCCGAAATCCTGATCGTCCTTTTTGTCTGAAATTTTGTCAGACAATGTCTGTCCGGCCGTTGCCAGCATTTCGGATGGCGTTTCTCTAGCCCAGTTACGGAGAAGAGTTTTGATGAAAGGAGTTCCAGCAACAGCATCCTTGATTAAGCGAGAGATCGGGCCGAATTCAGTTCCGACTTCAATACCACCATTAACAAAGCCATGTGCTGTTGCCTGCGCGAAGCCCTTGTTTTTCAGCACATCTCCCATGAAGCTTTCGCCGCCTTCGGACAATCCAGCCCATGTCAATGCGAAAGCCGGATTGCGCGTGATGATCGAACCAAGTACCGCTGGTCCCATATTCCCAAGAGACTGCATACCAGACATCCATGCCCGGCTGGCAAACCCATATTCTTTCATTCCATCGCCAGCGATTGCCTCCGTTACTCTTTCGCCGATTCGGTATAACTCATCCGCGCCGGATACCTCTGCCAGTTTCTTGCCGGTTTTTTCCGCTTCACGATAACGCGCCGCCTGCTCATCACCATTCAATGGAACAGGGTTATAAAGGTCTGCCTCGGCATTTGTACCCAGTATCGGCAATGCTCTGGCAATATAAGATGAGACGCTTCCGCCTCCTTTGATGACGCCACCAATTGCACCAGCGGCAAGATTACGCACCGAGTCCATCGCAAAATCGATCGGGGCGAGTCTGGCCCCCGCCGCCCTGTCTCCGAAATCGCCTGCAATGGTGAAACCGTCAGGATTAGTGACAAGCGCCTCCAATTCCATAATGTTGTCGAGGTCATCGTGAGCGATCCTGGCATTGTTTGGATTAGACAGAAAATCGGCTGTTTTGGGAGGAAGTTTTGACAATTTCTGATCCCGTGCCTGTGCTTCGAATAATTGCCGGTAATTTCGTACCATTTCAGGCGGCGCATTGAACTGTCTGGCCAATGCATTGATTCGTGCCTCATCGTCAGGAACAGCATCAGCCGCCTGTGCCATATTCATTTTGACGATTCGATCCCGCCATTCATTGTGTCGTTTCTGGCTTTCCGCAAATTCTTTTTGCAGTTGTTCGACAGACCGTTTCGATTTTTCTTCCAGCGATTCTGGCATTGCCGCTTCCGGCACATGGTTTTTTTCTGTTTCATTCCATGCAGCACCGGCATCAATAGGATTTTTTTCAATGCCGGTATCTTCAAATGTTCGCATTGTTCCAATCACATCGATTTTCATAATGCCCCTTTCGATCTCAATACAGCCAATATCTTTTCATCTTCTGTCCCGCTGATCCCGGCCGCATCCGCCACCATGAGAATCTGCATCCTTTCCGGCGTGGACAGTGAATCGACAAATTGTTCTGGTGTTGCCTTGAATCGCCTGATATTCGTGTTCCATAACCCGAAGAAAGCAGGCACCACTATTTCACCCACCGCGTTTTTCAGCATGTCGAGCCGTTCCTTGTCATTCGGATAACGCTTGTATTCTGCATGGAATGATTCCAGTGACTTGATCATGTAGTCGTTTAACTGGGCACGTGTTTCAATGTCTTTCTTCTTGGTCGCATTGAGATTTATACCGCTTTGCAGCAGGACTGTTCGCATATCGAACGTCAACTTTTCCAGTACGTTTTTACCCTGTTCGGTTTTCCCGATAGCTTGCTTGCGTGCCAGCCGGTTGATATCCGACTTCGCCAATTTCCCACGAAGAGTACGCAAGTCTGTCTGTTGCAATTTGTCTGGATTGCTCTCAAGCTCTGCGAGTAGTTCAAAATCGTACTGTGTATTTTTCCGGATATAGCCGACAGCTGACCGATAGTTTTTATGGTCCAACTGGTAAAGTAAGCCGGACTGTTCGATTTCTGTCATGGTCTTGCCTTCATCGGCCATGTCATAAACCGTCATGAGTGTTTCTTCCTGATTGGCCTTGTCCTGTTCTACAAAAATCCGGTGACGATGGGAGTAGGAATCAATGGCTGCCTGATACGCCTGTTTGTTGTTTCCGAACGCCTCTTTCGCTTTCTCGGCAAATTCGGCAACCGACATCATCTTGACTGGCGCATTCCGCTGTTTCTGGTAAGCGGCAATATTCTTGCTGACATAATCCTGCGTTTCTTTCGGTGCATGGGACAACCAGTCATCACCATATTGCCTAATCAGTTTATCCACGGTACCCGGTCCAGCGTTATAGGCTCCCCACATCCTGCCCAGATCACCACCATAGCGTTTCAGCATTTTGTCGAGATATTCCTGACCGACACGGGCCAGTTCCTCCGGCGAAGCATCTTTGGCAGGAGTAATGCCGAATCCTGGATTTTTGGCCGTCTCTGGCATGACCTGATATTCACCCAGCGCACCCCTGTCCGATTCGATCAGTTTTCCATTCCGACCGTAGCGTTTTCCGTCTGATTCAGATTGAACCGTAATGCCGTAAATGACAGACATATCTCCACCGCCATAATGCGTGGCTCCGACAGAAAATACCCTGTCTGCATAATCTTCTCCGATCCTGATATTTTCCTGCCGATGAATCCTGTTATTGGCATGAATCAGATCATCTGCTGTCATGATCTTGCCGTAGCGTTCCTGATATGCCTGCGCTGTTTTCAAATCGCCTTTTTCGATGGCATCGTCAATAATTCCTTTCACAATGCCTGACACCTTATTATTGGCTATGCTGTCGGCCAGCGCTTCATCTGCACCATCTCTCACAGCCTGATATCGTGCGACCCCATGAAAATCATTCAATGCCTGATGCGCCACCTCTGGATCAGACGCATAATTCACAAACGCCATTTTTCCGTACTGGGCCTCCGTATTTTTCAACGTCGCTTTCTCATAGTCCCTGTGTTCATCTTGAATATATTTCGTTGTGCTTCGGTTGAAACTCCTCTGGAATGGCAAAACCATCATGTCGAATTTTTCACGTTTGCTGGCTGACATGCCGGATCGCATACGTCCAAGCTCATCTTCAATGTTCTGTTTCAATGTGTCACTGACAAATGTCCCGTCCTCATTGCGATATGCGTTGATTCCCTTCCGTTCAGACAGCGCAGCCTGTTGTTTGTCGAGAAATTGCGCAAAGGCATTGGCATCAGCGGCCGCATCAATTCGTTCATGCTCATCACGGATTTTGTCGAATGCCATCAGCCCTTGTGCGAGAACTCTCGTATTGCGTGTCACATCTGCCGGTTTCGGCCCACCATCGAACCGGACGCCGGGCCCTGCCGGCATGATTTCGAAATTATCTTTGGTCGGGATGATTGCCATTATCCATTCCCCCACAAACTACCCATTTTTGACTTGAATGCATTGTTCAATGCGGTTGATTGCCATGAACTCTTTGTCGCCGTTCCAAGAAGCGTGCCTCTTGAATTCGAGTTGAACATCCCGCTGAACTTGTCCGTCAAATCAGAAATCCCCTCCTGCGCTCCCTTGCTGCTCAGAAGCCCCCCAACCGCCGTTGATAGTGCCGCCCCCCAAGGGCTTTGCCGCTGGCTATTCAGGATATTGGCGTTGTTTTCAAAGTTCGTTGCCTGCAAGCGGTAATCCCATGCCTTGGTCAGCGCATTGGCTGCCGCCTGATTCTTGTCCACTTCGCCGAAGTAATCCGTTTCGTTCATGACGTTCTGGACACTGCGGCTTTTCAGGTCGATCCCGTTTGCTGCATAGCCTGTCTTCTGCGCGCCTTTCAGTTTTGCGGTTTGCGTCATGATCTGCTGTTGCTGTTTTTCTCCCTGCCGCAACGCTGATTCCGCGCCCATGTTCGCCAGCCGTGCATTGATCCGGTTCATTGACGCCTGATATTTCAGGTAAGCATTTTGCGTTTTTTGCTGGTTATAGCTGCCCAGCGCATTCAACCCGGTACCGGCCAAAGCCCATAAACTCATCTCACCCTCCTATGGATACTTCAGTCGTGATGGAGACAATCGTCAACGGTAACGGATCGTCCTGCACGACCGTCAATTGCCCGCCATCCGTCCAGTGCCCGTCAATTACAACAGGCACTTCCTCACTTCTCATCTCCGGTGGAGACCCCGGCTGTTCATCCCTGCGCTGCTTATACTCCCGCAAATGATCCTCATCGAATCCCACGAAAATCCCTGAACTGCGATAAACACGCAATGAACACTTGTTGATGTTTTTCGGACGGGCAGAGCCGTAAGCTGAATCGATCTGCATCAATAAAGGCAGGGTCTGGAAAATGGAGCGGATCGGCAAGCCGACATGCACGACACGGGCTTCAACTTCCAGGTCGATCTTTCCATTGGTGACGACTTGCTGCGGATACACAGCACCGTCTGCCAGAATGGAAACGGTTCTTCCTTCAAGATGATCCAGACCGGATACTGCCGTGACCGGTTCGTCGAATTCCCCGGTCAGCCCGGAATCGACAAAAAACGCATCCGACAGGTCATCGAACAGCATGTCACTCATGCATTCGATGTACTGTTTCTTTTCTCCGTTGATTTCCCGTTCGACGATGACGTAAAGACGATCATCATTGTTTTCCGTGACAACACAACAGGACTTGAATTGCCCGTCCGTCTCATGCACATGCCAGCCGCCGATGTTTTCTTCAGGAATATAAGTAAGTCCAAGCAATTCACCGGTATTCATGACAAACCACGCAACCGGGTATGGTGACGCGGAAAAAGCCATATCGACAATTTGCTCGCCATCAAACAAATGCGGCGCACGCAGGGACAGATCACCTGTGATGAAGCCGTTTGCCGTGTAGTTGTATCCCAGTTCCCTGACATGATTACCGCGTGCCGCCACATACAGCATGATATTGTTGACAATGGCCGGTTGCACATCGCTGGAACCGACATAGGCCTGCGGTTTGACCATTATGTTTCTCTGTGATATTGCGGATGACGAATTGGATGTGCAGATCATTTCCGCAGAAGACGTCAACAGCACCAGAGAAGATAGCGGCACCAGATGAAGAATCGTATTGGCATCCCGTGTCGCCACCCTGATTTCAATCGCATCGTCGTCCGCTGTCACAACCGGCATTGACATGTTGGATTCCGTACCCGTTTTGGTCATCCAGAGTGTCTGCGGCGAATTTGCGGTTCTTGCGAAACAACGGCGCTGCTCGAAGTACGTCACAGCTCCGGGGTAATTGCCTGCTTCTGAAAACGTCACGTCATATTCCGGGGGAACCTTGGAAGTATTGGCCGTAATGAGATCGTCTTTCAGTTCCAGATTTTTCGTCACGCCGATATATCCGAAGACCCCCGACGATTTCTTGTACACCTTGTATTTGACGGCGCCTTTCACTGCCTGCCACGAAACCGTATTGCTGGCACCTGTCTCGTACAGATTGCCCTGAATGGATACCTCTTCCGATGGCGCGCTTTCCCAGTCATCTTCACTGATGGCTGTGACGACATAGGAATAAGTATAGGTTGTGGACGAATTTTGTCTGGTTACGGTTACGCCGGTTGGAGCGGATATCGGCGGCGTGAAACTGACCGGGATGAACCGCCAGTCCAATGCGGCATACCGCCTCAACTCCATAGGTGGATAGTTCGGATGTACAAGTGTCAGGATATCGCCCGACTGGACGTATTTGACTGAAAACAGATCGTCCTCTCCATACGAATTGGCGACTTCATAGGGAGTGCCGTCATCTTTCACCAATGTGGCCCCATCCGCATGGAAACGGAAATAACCCGCTCCCATTTCGATGACCATTGTTTGCGTTGTCGAGAATGTGAACCGGAGCAATCGGGTCTTTTGGGCGGAATCCCTGACTTCAGAAACGAACCGAAACCCCGGGCGGTTTCTGGCCGGGCCGTGCGGCAACGCCAGAAAATTGCGCAGCTTCGCTACTCCCGACTGGAATTTTTCATCATCAAGACGCCCGAAAAATTCAGGGGTGACCTCGCCTCCCGAAAACGAGCCTCTGAACTGTCTGATAGTAGCCATAATTAACGCCTCGCAATCCAGTCCGGAACCGATTCACGAAATTCCCGATGCTGCGCCGCATCCAGACTGATCGCCTTTTCGATCCAGTATGCATACGTCTTTTCGCAAGTGACAGTCATTTGAGCGCCGGAATCTCCCTTGATGAGTGGCCCTGCCAGCATCCCGGCCAGTTTCCACGACAGCGCCATAACGAAATTCGCCGGGAAAAGATATTCGTCTATATCCGCGATGTAACGGATACAGGCATTGTCGAGATTGGTATAAATGCATCGCCGCCCGTTGTCATTCAATCCGATTTCGTAGTCGTAATGGCATTTGGCGAATTCAGGCGGTTTTTGCGGAAACGGACCATCATTCAGATCGATCACACGGATGCATTTGGCAGGCTGCGCGTAACAGAACCGCCAGTTATTCCGGTTGTTTTCCGAATAGCGCACAAGGGTTTCGCGGACTGTTGCGAATCCCCATTCGTACGATTCGAGCAATGTCGAGACAGCCAGTGAATAGAACTGTGCGCACCGCTCGGCCTGTGCCGATCCTTCCGGGGGATCGAGTGACGTGATGTCCGCAACGTCCCCCAGATTGGCCAATGCCAGATTGCAGATATCCACCGCATTCGCCATAGTTCACCCTTTATTTGCCGGGATAAATATGGTGCGCCGGTGCATTGTTCAGCACATATGCATTGACAGCACCCCCATCCGTTACGGCGGTGCCGTTGTTCAGGACAAGATACTGTCCGCTCGCCTCCGGAATGGTCGGCATGATCCCGGAAAACAGGACTTCGCCATCCTCGGAAGCGGCAAACGGAATAGACATCAAAACGTCTCCTGCCGTTGTGCCATCTGTCGATGTACACAGCTGGAGGGTTCCGGCCGCCTTGATTTCTGTGGCAGCCACGATATGCAGCACAGGAGGGCGGTTCGCCCCGGCCCCGATGTTGTAGGCGGCCCCCAGATCAATCGCATTACCGATCACTTCGGCCGACTCAAGAGACAGGTTTTCTCCCAAGGTTGAATATTTGTCGATCAACATATTTTGTCTCCTTATGCGGTTTTGACTTTGGTTTCGGTGTCGGTGATTGCTTCGCATGTGCGGATCGGAATCCCGGCATAGGATGTCACCTGACGGCCAGCCACTGTTTCACGGGTCAGCTGGTATTTGGCGTTATCTTTCAGCTGCAGGCGCAACATTTCCCGGCTGGTCTTGTTCATGTACCAGCCCAGTCGGCCCTTGGAGAGCGACTTGATCCGCTCCATTGCAATTTCCATCAGCTGGCAGATATCGGCGCCGGTCGATCTGTCTGCTTTCAGATTGGTGGTGTCGAAAATGATCCGGACGGCATATCGCCAGTCACGAACTGTCAGTCCGGGTTTCCATGTGTACCGAGACGCATATGCACGGTACGGATTGCGGTTTTCATCGAACGCATCGATTTCCCCGAGATTGTCAGCCGAGAACCCGGCTTTCGTGCCTTTCGGATAGATTCCATGCACGGTGGAATCGTCCCATGCGATCAACCAGATGGATGTGTTTGTCGCTTTTGTCGTGTTCTGGTATTCGCAAAGTATGTTCCTGCCGTTTGGTGCAGTCGCGTCCGAATAACGGGGCGCAAGACCGGTGAACGTTTCGGGACGTTTGACTTCAGCTCCGTAGAAAAGGCAATTGGCGAACGCCTGTGTCATTCCTTCCAGATGAGCCATGTCTTCCCGCAGGCGGAATGATTCCGCATTGCCGTTCAGATCAGCCAGATCCTTGTCGATTTCCGAGCGTGCTTCCATCATGGCACACGTGTCCTGAATGACTGCGGTCGTGCCTTTGGACGGCGGAACACCCTGATACATCTTGCGCCAGATCGGCTCCGGCAAGCCGGTGCGTATCGATGTCTTGTGCGTGTCCGCGCTGTTACACTCGATCCAGGCAATATCGTCCAGAATTTCGTTTTCTTCGCTCAGCAATTCAATGACAATCGGCAGTTTGCCGTTGGCATCGGTTTCTTTCGCCACATCGAGCAGCGTCTTGTTGTTTGAGGCCAGTACGCCCATGCTTGTCTCCTATCAAAAAAAGAGATCGGCTCGAAGGCCGTAGCATTGGCTCAATGGCCATATCATGCGCTCAGGGGCGCTGCATCTTTTACAGAGTGCCGTACAGTTTCCGGGCAGCCTCGTCGAATGTTTTGACTCTATTGCCGCCTGTCTGCCGTGTTACCACCCCGTCTTCCGTCAGTGTTTTTCCAACACGATAAAAAAAACGGATCAGTTCCGGATTGTTTCCCAGACCGGTCTCCTCCAGCAATTGCATAATTTCCGGTGTGCCGTAGGTATCCAATGCCTTTTTGGCAATCGCCAGATTGGCATTTAAGGCCGTACCGCCGAATTCCCTATCGTTTCGGGACGCCTCGATCCATTCGCTGGTCTGACGCGTCACATTCTCTACATCCATTCTGCTCAGGATTCCGGTTGCATCTTTCAGCAATGCTGTGGCATTCTCCTGATTCATGCCGTACTTTTTGGCCAGACCGGAATAACTGTCGATAAAGGCCGGATCGATGTCCGATCCTTCAAAGGTTTTCGGATCAATCTTCCAGTCCGTATCCGGCAACGTACCATTCGTCCCCTTGTCCGGTCCCTGTACCGGCATACCGCCTGCCGGATCAGCCGTCTGTGTCGCGGTATCCGTTTCCTGAACGCAACCCGCCGTGGTATCCGTCATCGTTTCGTTTCCTGTTTCGTTCATCGGTTTTCAGTCTCCATTTTCAAAAACACCTGTTTGTCGAAATCCAGCAAGGCCGACTGGATATCCAACCCGATATCCCGCCTCCCCTGCGCATACGAGAGCATCATGGTGTCACTGGAAAAATTGCTGGCATCGATGGCGCATACCTGATGTAACAACCGCCATACGAAACGTCTGCCCAGCGCATGTCCCATGACATAGGCCAGCTCGTCATCCCGCCGCTTCTTCACCTCGGCCAGTTCAACTTGCATCTCTTCATCCATTCATGCCTCCATAGCCCTGTAATTGCTGCATGACCTCGCCAAGATTCTGAGTGTCGATCTGCGACATGTCTTTCGTGGTTTGTGCTTGTGCCGCCTGTGCCATCATGTCTTGCTGCTGGGCCTGCTGTTCAGCCCGTTGTTGTCTGATCATCGCGACGTCCCGCCCGGACACAATGGTTTTCGGGTTGACGCCCAATGCATCGGCCAGATCATCAACCGCCGCATCGGCGTCGAATTTATCCAGCACGTCCGGTTTCAGCTGGGCCATGACCCCCAGTGAATTCAGAAAACGGCTCTGACTGTTGGCGGATGTCATTTTCTGAGCCTGTGCCAGTACTGACGTGTATTCAATGACGATTTCCTGCCCGTGCAGTTCGTCCGGCAATGGCGGGACAATGCCTGCTTCCAACATCTTGTCGAATGTCATTTCGATCAGTGGCGACAACAGTTCGTTGTCCAGCCGTTCCAGAACCGGCCCCAGCATCAGCATTTTTTCTGACTGTCGTTCCGCTACCTCGGTCGCTGTCATCTGTCCCGTCTGCTGGTCAAACATCATGAACAGGTCGGTATAAAATGACGCATTGATCCGTTCCCTTACGTCCGCGATATCTGCCAGCAAGCCAGACAGATCGGGACGGATTTCATAAGCACTTCTGATCGCTGCCATTTCCGCAGGATTGGCATGGATAACCCCTCCTGGCAACAGAGCCGATCCGGCATTTTTCAGGCTGGCAGGGATCAGGCGTGTCGGATTGTTCTGCTGGTCGATGCCTTGCCCTTTCCGCAATTGCTCGATTTGTAACTGCTTGATATCAGGTAATGCCCACATGGAGGGGGATATACCGTAATCGTCCAGTACATCCCAGCGTGGCGCCAGTACCGGAAAGCGCTTGTACCCGGATTCCCGCAGGACTTCACCAGACGCCATCACGTACACCGACCGGAAAGGCATGTCCGTATTTTTGCGACTGCTTGCATTCCTTTCCGTCCGGGGTTCGATGGCGTGGATTACGGTAAACAATGTGTCATAGTTTCCGTTCTCATACTGGTTCATGACTTGCGATGGACAGCTTTTGCCGAACATTTCAACCAATGCTTTCACTGTCATCTGGAATTCCCTGTACAGGGTATCTACGACACCATACATATCGGTAGCAATGCAGTATTCCCCGGCAGTCAGCGGATAGCCATGCACGATATTGTCATAGTGTCCATTCAGTATCGCGGGACCTGTCCCGAACAGTCCCAGTTCGTCGTATATCGTATGCAGGACACGATAAATGTTGGACTTCGAGAACACGCGCCGCATGATCGTCGCCACGTCATAACACCATGACTTGACTTGCATGTTTTTCGCCAGATCGGGATCGGCTGTTGTTAAGCCAAACCAGGGACGCGCCGGAGACGTCATGCCTGACATCAGCCCGGCAGACAGAATCCGTTGTGATCTTGCCGGAGTCGAGTCAAGAATCTTTTTAGTATTCGTTCCACGCAAATTCCGGTTCGCAACGAAATACCTGCCGCGGAACGGATTGACGTAATCGGTCACATCCTGCCAGATCGGCAAGATGTGCGAGCGTTCATTTTTGAGCGCCTGCCAACGTTTGGTGATTTGCCGCGACAGTTCCATCTCAACCACCCAACAGGGTTTTCTTTTTCTTTTGGCTGCTGCTTAGCGTGACACCATCCGCGCCAGTCAACATGGTCGATCCCAACCCGGATATATTTTCAGACTTGATCGTGTCGATGTCCGGATTTTTTGCATTGGCCGCATTGATTTGCTGTTGCGCCAGATTCGCCTGTTGTTGTGCTATGGCATTAGCCTCACGCATGGCTCTTTCCTGTTTTTTTGCTGCGCTTGAACCCGTTAAAATTCCGGTTACACTTTTTACGACTCCACCCATCATCCTCTCCCATCTCAACCACCCAACAGGGTTTTCTTTTTCATTCGGTCGCCACCCAACGTCGTACTTTCTGAACCGGTCAGCATGGTCGATCCGTTTTCTGATTGCTGTGGTGCCGAACCTCCATCAGATGAATTTGCCTCGGCTGCACTTTGTTGCGGTTGTTCAGAAGCCCCTTGTTGTGGCGCCTTTGATGCACCTTGTTGCATCAACGCATCTATCTTCGGCCCGTAAGTTCGAGACCAAATCTTTTCACCAAATCTCGCTTTGATTCCATTCACAACCCCCATCGCGACTGGGTTTCTACTCTGAATCAATCCGGCCATAATTTTTCCCTGTACCTATCCTCAAATGTTGGTAAACCGCTCTGAACCCACGACGGGTGTACATTCGTACCGCCCCACCAGACGCAACGCATTCAATCCAGTCTGCGTCATATTCATCACGACAAAATTCCTGAAACGGCGGCAGAAACGCTTCGATGAATTGATCCAGATTCTTTCCGGCAATTGCCAGTACATTGACAGATTTCGCCTGTGGGTACTGCACAGGTTGGAACGCAAGGACAATAGTGACCTCCCCGTTCTTACGTGCGACCCCAATAACGATCTCGCCAGATGCTGCCATAAGATACAGATCGTCCAATGTGAATTCTCCGCTATCTATTCTTTCGACAACACGCGAAAACAAAGGAGCGATATCATTCCAAATCGCGGTCGCTTCGTCAGGTTCAAGAAATTCGAGACGGATTCCTGATTTTACAAATGTGACAGCCATGCCGTACTCCTGTGATGAATTGGCTCGTCGGCCATGACTGTGCGCTCGATGGCGCTATGGATGTTCCGATACGGAACGAATGATTACTGGTTTCGCTTTACGTCAGCCGCGACGACTTGCGATTTGAATATGACTATTTTATGGCATCGTCTGCAAGGTAAGGCAACAACATATTCCTTGCTGGACACATCTCCCAGCCTGTGATTACAGGTTGGACATTTCAGTTTTTCAAATTCCGGTTTTGTCATAGTTCTCCTTTGCTTTCAATCGATTTCCAGACTCTCACTGTCGCACTGTGACGTGCAGCACAATCACCGTACCTCCCGATCACATCCATCATCCAGCCGGTCAACTCGTCATATCCCTCTTCCGGTGGTTCCGGTAATGCTGCACAATCTGCCGCCAAGCTACTGTCCAGCGACGGCACGGTTTGCAGCACTGACGGCGCTTTTGATGACGCGCAACCGGTCAGGATCAGGATGGCAATCAGCAGGGACAGGATTGTTTTTCTTCGCATGAGCCAGTTCTTTCTGAAATTCGTTAATCTTTGCTTTCAACTGTTCAGATTTTTTTATATGTTCGGTTGCAGCCTCATTTACCTTTTTCGCGGCATTATGAAAATGATCGGCATCGGCCTGAACTTCCGAGAGTTTCTCGGCTTCCCATTGCAGATGGCACAGCCAGTAACCGGCAAAAACCCCTGTAAGCAATGCAAGGGTGCCACCGATCAGAGTGCTTTTGAGACTCATGTTTCCCCCATGCACATCCGGTATTCCTGTTTCCTGCGTCTTGTCAGGCCAGAAAGGACCTTTCCTCCGGCTTTGTTCCAGCGTTTGATTTGTTCGCAAGCACCGGAATAATCACCTATGTTAAGCTTTCTGACGAGTGTCGAGCCGCAAAAATTCTTTGCGCCGATGTTGTAGGCAAGGGAAACGTACGCATCGAATTCGTGCTGGTAGAGCGGTACCTTGATGCATTGCCGGATATCGTCAGCATGTTTTTCGGTGCTTGACAACAGTTGAACCAGTGCACGATCGGGTGTCGTTTTACTTTTCATGGTCACGCCTTTTGTTTCCCCGTAACCCACCGTCGGCACGCCTACCGCGTCCTGATAGGCTTCTCCCCGGTATCCCTCGTTAATGGCAATTGAAACAAGAGCCGCTGCGCTCACCACC